CCTCCTTTCGGAGGGGACTTTTCGGGTACCATTTGGTACTCGTCACCTCACCTTACCATGGAGATTCACATGACTAAAACTAGGTTGATTCATCTGATTTTCTCTTTACAGGATAGTCTAGCGTCAAATCCTTTGACAAAAGATTCCCTTGTTGAGTTTAATCAGCTAGAGGATCTTGGTTACATTACTAAGACCCCCAGTGGCAATCTTTACGGTGCTTGTGCTTTTGCTTTAGCCAAGTACTCGAAAGATCGTCTTGAAAACATCCTAGTGAGGTTAGTGAATCTCACCTTAAAAAAGGATGGCAAGGCGATACAGTAACTATTGGAGGTCAGCTAATGCGTCATCTAAAGTACTTCTGGTGTATGGTATGTACCCACAGATATTTCTTTCTGTTGGCATGTGCCTTAGCCATTGTACTTGGATGGGCATTGGCGCTCCTGTTTATAGTTACTGAAGAGGTGCTCGGCATCGCCGAGAGGGGTTACTTCATTTCTGCCCCTAAAAAAGGCAGTGCTAGAGGATTAAATCCCCCTAGCAACTTCGTCGTTCCAGAGGGTTTCAAAACCCCGCGGAATTTTGGAGAAAAGTGATGGCGATCTCTCAAGGTGATGCTTACTGGGCTAGCGTGGTTGCTAGCGCCTTCCCTCCCCAACGTACAGATAGAGGCGTAGACACGGCTCAACTGGAAATTCGAGTCGGCAAGTGGGTTAAGAGCTATGGTCCTGAACTCCCTATAAAGGGATTCAAGATCCAAAATTCTCAAATCTTCTCGCCTTCCCGCTCCGGTGTCCGGATCTACGTTATTCTCCGTCGTAGCGTTAGGGGGAAAGGTGTATTCTTCAAGCGCATTCAGATTCCAGTGCGGTATACCTGGACCAGACAAAAACACTCTGGTTTTTGGCTTTTACGGCTGGAGCCTAGCGGGAGAGTACTCGGTCCTACTTTCGAGGCTAAGCTTCGAAAGGCTTACGCGGCTTATAAGAGAAAATCTCGAAATAAGCGACGAGACCACAGTTTTGGTTTCTTCTTTCGTTCCCCTTTAAGACCGAGTCCGCAGTCACTAACTTCTTATACGTTGAATTCTTCAACGAATGAGAGAATCGATGCGACCAACCATGTTTACTACGCGCCAGTGTTTTCAAATCCTGGTTCTCCGTATGTAAGTTACAGTCGGACGTATTCGGGAGTTAGGACTCCGAACTTTAGGACCCTGAAGGGGAAGAAGCTGCCGGTTAATCCGTACAGCTTGACGATGGTTGAGACCAAAGATGCTTGCGACTTCTGGCACTACTATGACACTACGGGACCCATTTGGACTACAAGTCCATTTGGACCAACTCGCACGTGGCAGAATGGGTGGCAGAGGACTAGCTCGCGTTGGGGTCAAGTCATACCTGCGATACCGTCCGTTTCGGACAGTGTCACCTATAACAAAGCCGTCACGAAAGTGATTGAAGCAGCTGAGAGTAATATCTCAGGAAATCTTGCCCAGGACTTCGCTCAGTTCGGCCAAACCACTAGACTGATAGGAAATACTGCTATCAGAATAGCGGGGTCGATCCGAGCATTGCGCCGGGGTAATTTCAAAAAAGCTGCGCAATTCCTTACTGAGGGCAAACCTCAAAGACGTCCTGTTCCTAGGCGGCCACTCGATCACCAGAAGACTCTAGCGAGTAATTGGCTAGAGCTCCAGTACGGGTGGAAACCTTTGTTGCAAGATATCGATGGGGCGATGCGATCTACTGCCGCTTTAATGGCACGAGACACATCTGTTAAGGAGGTACGCGGGTCTTCGGTTCGTATAGAGAATGTCAGTGACACACCGATTAGGTCGGCGGGCGAACTCACCACTACGTGTAAGCGTGAAATACTTACGCTGCACGCATGTAGAATAGCCCTTCGATTTAAAGTCGATGATCACCTCAAAGCCTATGCGGCCCAGACCGGCTTTACAAATCCCTTGAATCTCGCTTGGGAAATACTTCCGTACAGTTTCGTGGTCGATTGGTTCCTCCCGATTGGACCTTATCTTGAAACGCTATCTGCGTTTGATGGTTTGGTCTTCTACGATGGTTCCAAAACCGAGTTTGCGAAGCAGTACGTTACCGTTGGTGTTAACCTAAACAGCGTGAACGTCACCCCAGTTGGGTATCAGTTGAATGAGAATGCTTATTTCACCCGAGACGCGGTTCTTCATAACCGTGTGAAACTAACAAGTTTCCCACGGCTGAGGTTACCGTCGATCAAGGATGGAGCTAGCATAACTCACGCAGCTAATGCCCTTGCACTGATGGTGTCGGCATTCCGTCACTAGGTTCGAGAGCCTCCAACACTCTTTCCTCAATTGAGGGAGAGTCAATTTTATCTGGAGTAAAACACTATGGGAGCTATCGCCCCCGTTAAAACCTCGTCCATTATCGGCACCGTCGATACGACTACGTCGGCGACTGTCGGTGTGGACAAGACGTTTGACCCCGAGGGCTTTATAGCCCCTGGTGTCGCACGATGGGTTGACCGTGCTGCAGGAATTGCAGTCGGTTATCCCTTCTTATCGCTGTCGGTTCGTCCGCCTACTAAGGCGTCTCGAATCTATCGCGTTACGGCAAAGCTCGGTCTCCCGACACTTGAGACGGTTGGAAACGCGTACAACGGCATTACGCCGGGGCCCACGTTAGCCTACACCTGCTTATGTGTCATGGAGTTTATGTTGCCGGAAAGGTCGACGAATGCTGAGCGTGTTGCATTGCTCAGTCACGTGCGGTCCCTCTTCTCGACAACCATCAACGCTTCCGACGGAGTGCCCACTGATGCATCGGGTACTCCGCTGATTGCGGCGGTGTCTAACTTCGACGGCCCGTACTAAATGTACGGACTTCCTTAGTTAGATTAACTCTGGAGATCGCTATGTCTTTTGCGAAGCGTAGTTCGAAACTTCTTAAAGAGTTTCGATCATATCGTGTGGCATCAGAGGTAACCTCTGAGATCATCGAGGACTTTCTTTACGCATTGGATTGTCCACGGGCTTTGACGGTTTGGCTGCTCTTTAGAAATGGAGAGCATAACCAGCTGTCAGAACTCGAGTTCGATCCGCTCAATTACAGAGATGTAGTTGAGTTAGGCGATGCTTACGCTGCTACCAAATTCTTGTCAAAATTCCGGGGATTGAATCCCGGGTTTGACTTGGACCAGGTGGCTTTAGAGAAATTCAGTAAATTCGAACTTCTCTGTAAGCAGACCAATTGTCGATTTCGGGATTTAGGCGCCGACCCTCTTTTTAAAGGGTCGACCGTTTGGCTTCATAACGAAGTCAAGCGAAAAATTGCTTCGATCCTAGGCGACTTTAGTGTTGAAGAAGTGTTCTCGATGGCCGATTGGGGTCCTGGAGCCACGACTCTAATCAAGTCTGTGGATGCCAGTTCTGCCAACAAGTTCCAGCATGAAGCTGGGATAACACGTGATCTGTATGCTTTATTTCCAGATTCGCTAATAGCCGGAGCTTATCCCGGCTGGTATGCGCATCTTCTTGAAATTGGTTTTCCTAAATTTCAAGTAGGAAATAAAGTGGTCACCGTTCCGAAGGATTCTTCCGCGAATAGAGTTATAGCCATTGAGCCAGGGATAAATCTCTGGTTTCAGAAAGCGATTGGCTCTATGTTGCAAAGGAGGCTTCTTCGTGTTGGGATTGATTTGTCGAGGCAGGAGGTGAACCAAAACCTTGCTTTTGAAGCATCAAAAGATGCTTCGCTGGCGACTATTGATTTTTCTTCTGCTTCGGACTCTATCTCGCGAGAGGTTATCAAAGAGGTTTTACCTCCTCGATGGTTTTCTCTCCTTGATAGTGCTCGATCTCGACTCGGTCAACAAGGCAATTCTCTGATTGAATGGGAGAAGTTCTCCAGTATGGGGAACGGCTTTACCTTTCAGTTAGAGTCTCTTTTATTCTACGCCATCGCAAGATGTGTAGTAGAGTTCTGTCACGAGTCCTCTCTCAGCGCGAGAGAGAACCGCGTTTCAGTCTATGGGGACGATGTTTTAATCCCTATAGGATGCCTTGATCTCTTTTCGCAAGCAAGTAGCTTCTATGGCTTCGTTTTGAACAGGAAGAAGAGTCATTTTTCTTCGTTGTTCCGCGAAAGCTGTGGAGCGCATTTTGCTTCCGGTTGTGACGTTAAGCCTATCTATCTTAAGGATAGTCTTTCAGACGTTTCGTCCGTTTTTCGGTTGGCTAATGCAGTCCGGAGGCTTGCTCACCGACGTATGTCAAAATACGCCTGTGATACTCGCCTTCGCTCTGTATATGGTCACCTAGTGAATCTGGTCCCCCGGAGACTTCGTCTCTGGATTCCTGAAACATTGGGCGACGGCGGCTTCGTCTCTAATTTTGATGAAGCCGTTCCAACTCGTTGTAGGCACTGGATCGAAGGATACAGTGTCTTCAACTTGGCGATGGTAAGTAAAACTTACCAGTCTGAGGGGGTCGGTGTTTTATTTAGCCGACTATGGGTTCCGTCGCAACAAGAGGAGCGGAATACTGTTCCTCTAAGAGGCCGAACAAGGCTTCGATTAACTCGAAGCTTTGTCCCACGGTGGTACGATCTCGGTCCTTGGGTGTAATGCCCATCGATCGTTTCCCTGCGCCTTTATTTGTAGGTCTGTATAAGATCTCCTTTTAAATAGGCTACGGTGGAGGCCAGTTGGCCATA